TTTTGAAAACTTTAGAAAAAGTTATGTGATGTACTCAAATTATAAAATCAAAAAATTAGAATATTCCAGTGTCTCAAGATATGCTCTTATTTATTATATAAAAAATATTAATATAATATTATATATCTATGGAAGAAGCTAAAAAAATAAATGCGTTGATTGAGTGCGCCTCTGCTATTACTCGCCATCCGGTTTTTTATAATACTTGTCAAACCATACTTGGCCTACTACTTTTGATGCCTGTTCTGATGTTAATTGGTTATTTACAATTTTCTCTCGCATCTCTAAAAAATATTCAAGGCTACTATATTCAAATCCCTCTTCTTTTGTAACCATAGCATATAACATAGGATATCTTTCCTCAAAAAACAAGATTCCCTCAATTGATTTTTTCATTTCTTTCAATAGCTCCTCGTGTGATGAATGTTTAGTCTTGTTCTCCGTCATATACAATACAATATCCTGAACCATCGCTTTTATATCAGCGGTTTCCATACCATCCTTAACAAAATCGGCAACCTTCCTCTTTTTTCTTTCGGCACTCATACTATTTTAAATTAATTATCAATTTTATCTTTATATAATAATATCTATTTTATATATAGAATAATGACGAAAGAATTAGAATATGCTGAATTAGATTATAGCCACAATGTTCCTGTTCCGCCTCGGCCAAAAAATGCCGGATTATATACCGGCGATGTCTTATTTGACAAAAAACCTTGGGGGAATAGTTATAAAATGCCTCCTGCCGAACCCGATGCTGCAGTGTATGCCTCGCATTTTTATGCCAGTCATCACATACCATCATACAATAGACCGGGAAATAATCACATTATTACCGATAAATATAAAAATTATACATCACCCAATCCCCAAGACAATTACAATTTCAGCTGCCACACAACAAATATAATATAGGCCGCGTTGCGATTCATTAAAAATTAAGCTGCTATATCTTGAATTACTAGATTAGTCGGCTGGATTTTCTTTATTGTATCCTTGTGTTTTATCAAGAAATCACATATATATTTATATACCTCATCAACTTGTTCGAAAGATACGCCGCCAGTAATTAAGATGCTACCGCTCTCAAATAATGCCCCCGTAACCTTTTTACAATCACCAATTTTTTCTCCTTTTCCTTTTCCATAGCATTTCTTGGGGCAATAGCAAATACCATTCTTTTTTTCATTACATTTATTCCAGAAATATTCTAATTTAACCCCTTGATATATTCCGGGCTGAAATGAACACTTATTATTATACAGATCGCCAATAAATATATTGTGTATCTCGCGTCTCTTTAAGCCAAACGGAACTGATAGAGAATCGTCGCAATAAACCTTGAAATCCGAGTTAATCATCCTTATTTTAAAGTTCTGATATTTCAACTTCAATTCATAATTATCCTCGCGGTTATTTATAATATCATTGCTAATATCATCATAGATATTCCTGATATTCGCAATAATATGATTGACAATCTTCTCAGTATCTTCAACTACCTTTATTCCAGTTATTTGAATATTTCCATTTTTAAATATTTTCACATTCGGCATATATTTTTCGTTCTTATATATAATTGTAACCTGATTATCAAATCTATTTTTTTTCATCTTATTTTTCTTACTATTCCTCCTCTTCTTGGGATATATTCCGCGATTTAAATCTTCGCCATCCTTCATATATTGCGCCCATACAATCCCTTCCGTATCATCCTTATCTATTATTACAATATTTTCAAACAGCATTTTCAAGTTTAAATTAATATCCTCGCCAATATTCGCATTACAAGTTATAGTCGAAACTCTGTAATGCGAAAAGCATATATCTCCGCTCGTCTCGGTCGTAGCCTTAGCAGAACAGCATTTATTATCAAGACTAGTCATTCTTAATAGTAATTTGGGTAATTCACAATATTTATTATATTAATGTTCTTATATCATTTTTTGTTTTTCTTTGCTTCAATTTTATTATTCATATTATCTGTAATGTTTTTGAGATAAGATGTATTTACGATTTCATAATTATATGTAGTGGCTATCATAGGCGGCAGGTTTAATAGATGCGTCTTTTCATTCGTATGATGACCTTTGCGGAACTCCTCGATATTCATAGGACCATTAAAGATATCCAGTAAAAATCTTGAAGGCGCTGGGCGTATCGGGCGAGTACATCCAAAGTGTTTGCTAAGCATCTGTATCAAGCTATTTATTTCCCATACTTTATCACTGCCGCAATGCGAAGAAAAGTTATACGCATTAGCACATTCCAGCGAACAAAAGTTCCCGAACAATATATAAGTATTTGTATTAATATTATATTTATAAGGCATTCCATAAATCCTGTCTTTTATAGCGTGGCAACACCAGTAGCAATTATTTGAAGATTTAATAATATTGTCATTATAATCTATGTTAGTATCCTTGATGTTATCTTCCTTAATCAAATTATCTTGAATTGTATTATAAAAATTAGTCTCGTTTATATAACAGCAATTCGGCTCATATGGCGTCGGCGCCTCCAATAATTCATCCGTAATACTTATTTTATTTATATCATTATCAGATATCGGCAACTGTAATATAATATCCTCATTTTCCACTAATACCACATCTTTTACAATAGTATTCATTAAGCCCTTCTTCTTATCTATTGTAGATTTAACATCGCTGTTTTTACTTTTTCTCGGCATTTAATTATAAACGCTTATATTATTTATATCTATTTATATACTTTTCACAAGCCCGCCACCCTACTTGTTATTATCAAAATAGTCTTTGAAATACACAAGTGTCTTTATTAACTCATTATTAACATTATCATAAGGCTTTTCGGTATTTTTTGTAAATGTTATTGTTCCGGCTCCTGCTCCGGCTCCAGCTCCAGCTCCAGCTCCTGCGGCGACGGCCTTGCTGCCTATTATACATTTGTCTTTTATCTCTCTTATCTCTCCGTTGAGAGAGTTAATAGTATCTATTAAATATTTTATTATAAATACAAATACAATTATTATTATCAACACAAATAAATCCATAATACTTTAATTATATCAAAGAATATAAAAAATAATTGATGGCTTATTAGCTGAACTTTAAGCCGGCACCACCATTAAGAACAGTAAGGACATTTATTTCCAAGACATATATGGTAATTTCAAAATTGACAGGATAGACTCTGTTTAATATGTCAGTATATGCTTTTGTAATATATGTATATTTGCTATCATCTTTAACCTCAGCATTTACATTTACAGATAATGATGTAGTAATCTGCGTATTATCATAAGACCCCGAACTAATCTGTTTTTCAGGAAATAAAGCAAATGAATAGCAGTATATCCCAGTTCTCGGTATATTCGTATGATATTTATGAGGCTGTATCTGATTATAATAAGCGGCATCATAATCAGCTCGCGTTATTTCTCTGTTCCATAATATGGACGCCCTATCTAATATTCCCAGCCCCTCACTATATTCGTGCGAACCCGTGTAATTAGTATAATTATTGAAGTTTCTTATAGAATCGCTTCTTCGCGTAATCCATATAATCTCCTTGATGTGATGATTGGCGTTTGTTATATCTATTAGCGTGTGATTGTCATTCAATGCGATTGCTGGCGTTTTCTTAACAGTGTTAATAATATAATTAATCTGGTTCGTACTCAATAATAAACTGCTTCTTTCGGTACTATCTAAATATACATAAGTACATAATAGCTCATTATTAACATCAAAATTAACATCGCTCGGCTTTACAAATGTTGCGATAGATATAGGTACCGTCGGGCTATGGGTAGCATTGTACATCAATGGACTTACATAGGTATTCAATATATTACTCCATACCTGATATAATCCCTCAAAAGCGTTGTCATTAATATAAATATCTAATTCGACCTCGTTATTCTCTAATTTTAATAATGGAAGAGCAAGCGAGGGATTCTTTGTAAACCAGAAATTGAGTGGAACCTGTATTTTTCTCTTTTTAATACTAGGAGTTTCGGGAGTTTTTGCGAAACTTGATACCGGATAGGTGACATTATAAAGCCTGTTATTTAATACCCTGTATTTTGGAACGAAATTAAAAGGCGCAGTATATTCGTCTATATTTCCAATCAACTTATTATATTCTATGTTATCTTTGCTTGTCAGCTCATTCCATATATTCATCCATTCTCCATATAGCGTCTCTATATTAACTATCCCTATTTTAAGCCGCGCCTCCTTAATATAATTAAAACCTAAATTATTAACCCACCTGAACTTATATATATTGTCCGAGTATATATCGGGGATTTTGAATGTCAAAAACAAGCCTGATAATAAATCGGCATATCGCTTTATTTTAAAATTAATACGCAATTCAGATGTGGATGGCTTAAAGCCGATATTGCTATCGCCAGTAGAAGTAATAACAATCGTTTCCATAGAAAAATTAGTATGTTTTTTTAGCACATATTTATAATAATTAATATGCGGCTGTAAGGTAATATATTCGCTCATATTACCCTTCAAAACTAATTGCATCAATCCGCCTGCCATTTTTATTTATACCCTTTATTATTATAAAGTTTTATTAATAGGCCTTATATACTTATTTATGATTCCCGAATAATCCGCACAACACCTTCTTTCTTATTTGCCTATATATTTACTAATAAAAACCTTCATTTTCTCATATTTTCTCTCATCATTATACTCGGCAACTTTTTTCTCAGCATTGCTCTTATCTACTATTATTATCGTAGGATACCCAGATATATCATATTTTTCTATTCTATCCTTACTGTCTTTCATATTATACTTTTTAAACTCTAATTTATTCCCATATTCGCTACTAAGTTTCTCCCATACCCCAGATTTACTAAAATCCTCGCAGTGTCCGCAGCCATCCATATAATAATACTCCATTCTATATTTTTTATCGGTCGCAGATTCGCCCATAAAAGTCTCCATTATTTTATTTTTATTATATGCGAATAACACGGCGATTGCCAATAACAAAAAGAATATTATTGAAACCATAATAAATATATCGCTCCCGAAAAAACTCTTTTTTGCCGCCATATCGTATAATCCTCTAAATTATTATTAGATAATAATCTCGTTATTATTAGATATCTTCTTGTACTCTCTTTTAATTCTATCAGCTTCTCCAATAATATCGCAATCATTGCCATTATCATTGCCATTGTCAAATTGTATTATAATTGAATTGTAAAAATATACTTTGTCATTGTCATTATCAATATATTCGCTAATAAACTTGATAAAATCCCTCTTTTCTATTAAAAATATCCTAATGTCAAGTGAATCATAATCTATCGCGGCATCATACTCTTTCAATGCGTACGTATCATAATTATTCTCCTTAAGTATATTGACATACTTACCTAGATTATTATCATCACACACAATAATAGTTCTATATACAAGATAATTTGAATATAGCTCATCTAATCTATTAATTATCTCGAGTGTCATTAATACTTTATTAATTATTATTGTTTTTGCCTTATGTATATTATATTATATTATATTGTATTGTATTGTAAAATCAGGTTATTTTTATTCAATATATAAGATTATTTATAATAACTAATTATAATGGACGAACAAATCATCAAGATTAGTATAGAACAATTTAAAGATATCTATAATTCCATAGAAATACCGCAAAATATCTTGGATAAAGCCATTGATATTAAAAATACTTATTCGTGTTTCAACTCTTATTATGACCCTAAAATGATATGGGCAAAGAAAATATATAATAATAAAGAGAAGTATAATAAGCCGAAGGCTAAATCCAGATTTCACATTATAATACCCGACTTTACAAAGAAATCCGAGCTTAAAAGGTGTTTAATAGGTAATTTAAATAAACTAAGTATTAAAAACAAGGAACATATTTACGATAAAATTAAGGAAATTATCGGTATGAATGATAATGGCGATAATAAGGATGATATTTTTATGATTATATGGAATTATATTAAAACAAGCGACGACGAATTATATAGCAATATACTCGCTCTATTTGATAAGGAATATATCAATATAATGCTCGATAAGCTCTGGAATAATTACATTAATAATAAGGAATGGAATCCGCCCAAATATATATATGAAAACAACCTCCTTATATTGAATGACGAATATGACTTGTATTGCGAATATACCAAATGGAAGCGCGGGATAAATAATATTAATAAGATATGGATTAAATATAAAAAACGCGAAGAACTGCTAATATTGCTAAATAATATTACAGATTATATCGCTAGTATTATATATAATACAGATATTTATAAATATATTATAGATATTTTACTTGAACAATTATATAAAATGTTAGCTATCGCTAAATATAATTGTATAATAGATAAAATTAAAAATATCAATATAAAAAACTTGGATAATTCTACAAAGTTTTTTATTTATAATATTATTGAATTATAAAAAAATTATTTCTATATAATAGTATAGAGTAAGAAATAGTAC